GACATTCGAGGCGGTGGCCCTATGTCAGAAGTGCTAGAACGCACTTATCCAAATATGCAGCGCACGGGAACCTAAGATGATCAATTACCCAAGTTCGCTGCCTTTACCACGTTTAAAAGATGCAGCTTATAAGCGACAACCAAACATTCTTCGCACAGAAATGAGCACTGGCCGAGCACGCCAGCGCCGTAAGCATTTAAGTGTACCAACTCTTATGGAAGCAACTTGGCGCTTAAGAAAAGACGAAGCGACAGTTTTCGAGGGCTTTGTTGATCATGGAGTGAATTTAATTGACTGGTTTTTGATGGATATTTTAACGCCTCGAGGCGTTGTTAAGCACCAGGTGCGGTTTATGAAAGATCCACTAGAGAACATGAAACCAATAAGTGCTTTGGTATGGCAATACCAGGCGCAGATTGAAATGAAAGAATATAAAGCAGCGAGTGAGGAAGAGGCGGCTATCAGCCTAGTGAAACCTCACACTGTAGCTAGCTTTGTAAGCTCAATATCAAGTTCGATAAATAATTATTTGGAATAGTAAAATGGCTGATTTTTTGGAATTAACCGATAACTTTGAGAAATCGGTATCACAACTAAATGAAATGCTTCAAGGCGATGAAAACGCAACTGTAGAAATTAACGGTGCTCAAAAGCCAAGTGTTGAGAAAAAAACAAAAGACACAGTTAACGCTCAAGTGCAGATAGTTCTTGATGCAGCAGCTGATATTGATACTGTTAAATATGGCAGTACATCAGCGGGCTTATCAGCTACTGTATCAGGGCAGTTTTTTTCAGTTGTTAGTTCAAATGATGATAGCTTTCTTGATCTTTACAAAAATGAAAGTGGGGCGGCTGTTTACCAGAAAACATACCCTACTACAAAAAAGATACAGTCACTTTCTAATTCATCCGATCTTGCTATTGGGAGTGTTGTTGAAAATAACTTTGAAAACCTTATCAAAGATCCTTTGTTGAACGAACCAGAGATGTATTGGCCATCAACCCAGAGTTACTCAGTTGTTGAAGTGAATAGCAAGAAGTGCTTAGAAATGAATGCTGTTGGAAAGGGCAGCTCAATTTCAATGTACTCGGAACTAATAAATATAGAGAAATTAAAGTCTAATGGTTTTATATCAGCATCTCTTTCAATAGAAGACTTATTGATTACTTCTGGCACAGCCACCACAGTAGGCCGAATATTATTATTGCAGTACAGTGCTAACTCATACAATTCAGCGAATGAAGTAAAGCGAAAAGAAGTGTATTTAAATAATTTAGATTGGTCTGAACCAAAGTCATTAAAAATTGAAGCAGAAGAAATACACACGGATGCAAAATATTGCGCACTGTGGGTATCAATACCTGACGGTCAACGGATTGCTTTTTGTGAGCCGCTAGTAAGTGCTGGAAAAAATGCTGAATTCAGAGTCAGCAAAATGTCACCTAATTTATGGCCATCAAATGATTATGATGTTTTTACAAGAAATGATAATGGTGTAACCGAGCTTTCTGGTACTGAACCAGTGTTAAAGCTTGAATATCCATCGCTGTCCACTTTTGAAATCATCACATTTGCTTGTGATGGTTTGAAGGGTGGCGATATCATTGAGTATTCATCAGATGTTTATGGCTCGCTTGATGGTATCGCTGAGATACAATTTCAAATAATGGATGTTGACTCTAATATTCTTAGTGACATGCGCTTGAGCAACACAGAGTCTCAACAGTGGCAGAATAGGAAAGGATTTATTACGCTACCAGATGGTTCTTACCGTTTTAACATTCGGTTAAACCTTAGACATGATGGTAATTTTGAGGGCTATCAAACAGCTAAATTTAAAAATACATCACTAAAAACAAGCTCTAAAAATTATAGTAATTTTTTGTCAGGGTTTTCAAAAGCTTTTACTGTTAGTGAAAAATCTAAGATTGAAAATCATACGCTTGAATTAGATTTACTAAATAGGCAAAACAGTGGTCATTTCTCTCAACCAAATCTTGCGCCTGACGTGTTTTTCAATGAGTTAGATAACAGCCCTAATTATGAAAAAGCTATCGAGCGAGAACGTGCATGTTTGAGAATAAATACGGGTACAGCTGTTTCAAAAACAATTAAGCGTTCATCAATATTAGGCGATGAGTTTTCATGTGGCGTAACTTGTTATTACAAGGATAGAGAAGCAACGTCACGTGTATTAATTATGCAGCTGAATAGCCAAAAAGCGCAGATTGGCTCTAACTACCCAGAGCGTGTAACTTTTTCATTTGATAAGTTCATTCATGATGAATCAGAGCCTTTATCTCGATCTAATCAGGGCGTGCAAATCCATGAAGATTGTGAGTACATTCAAATTTATTATGAAGGTGTAGCTGACGCTATAATATCTTATGGTGAACCTTGGATAAGACCAGGTGTTGCTTCATCGTTCTGTGTTCCTATGCCTCAAATAGCAAATTATTGGCCTGATCCATATTGGCAGGGTAATAAAATGGGCAGCATCAGTGCAGACAGGGCTGGCATCGTAGAGCAAGACAGTAAAGATCCGCAAGGCTCTTTAGTTTTAGCGCTTAGCTCTGATGATCTTGTTCGCCGTTATTATGTTGATTCGGTAGGAATCTTAAGCCCTAACTCAAAACCTTACCTTCATGGCCTATTTAGCTCTGATATACAAAATGGAGCTGAAATAGGGGTGCTTTATTTAGATGTTAACAACGATGAAATACCGGACACCCGACAAATATTTAAAAATAGTTTAAATAGCTTGTCAAAATGGCAGTCAGTTGATACCCAGTTGGTTATTCCTAACGGCTGTAAAAAAGTGCAGTTTCGATTTGTTCTTTGGCCAGTCAATGGAAGCGGTTCAGCTAAGTTTAAAGACTTAATCTTATCAAGATACCCTGTAACTAGTACATCACAGGTTTTTAATATGGTTGAACCAACTCTTCGTGATGATGAGTTGTCTATTGTATATCTATCACCGGATGGTGATGATACTAATGATGGTAGCTTAGGCGCTCCGTTGAAGTCATTTTCTCAAGCATCTAAATTGCTTGGTAAGAATGGCCGAGTTTATTATCTTGATGGTACATATGGTAAAGAGGCTGCAGTAAATTGCTCAAATTTCAATTCATTAGAGGTTATTACAAAGCCATTATCTAATGTTGTTATTAAGATGGGTGAAGAAATCGAAACTGATTTTGTTTTAGCGGATGGCTCAAATAAAATCTGGAGAACTCAACATATAGGCACCGCTCCATCGATATTCATTTATGAAGATGATACACCTGAAGGTTTAATTGATGATAGCGAACGCCACCCATTACATCGGGGTAGAAAGTACAGACTGCCAAGCCACCGGTTATGGAAAGCTAATTCATTAGAACATATGGAATCTTCAGATTCACCAATGTGGTTTTATGACTTTGATAATGACAGCCTATATATAACTACAACAGATGGCGCACCGCCATCTACTCATAGCTATTACATACCTTCTGGTAGAGGGGTTGTATCAGCTACAAATAAGTATTGTAAGCTCTCCATTCAAGGTATTACCGTTAAATATGGTATGGCCGATTTTTCAGATTTAGCGAAGTATGAAGCCACAGATTGTGTAGTTATAGGCTCACCCTCAGATGGGATACGAAGAGATAGCACAACGGGTTTAGAATACCGTTGTGAAGCAGCAGGTTCTGCTAATGACGGAACGAACACGCACAACAACTTGTTCTCTGAGCCTCTTATTCCGGGAGAGAGTGTTTTACCTGCCTCAACAATCGTATCTTTTGATAGTTATTCACATGACAACTATGATGATGGTGACTCTTGTCATGAGCGTTGTGAAGGCACTTATATTGGTGGTTTATGGGAGTATAACGGTGATCGGGGTATAGCCACTTCGTATGGCGCTCATGTTACCGTTTACAACGGTATCACTCGCCAAAATGGTGTTAGGTATAGAAACCTTACTACTCGTACCGCAGGAGAAGGTTTTGCAACCGTCGGCAGCACTGATGTTAAAGAGGGCGGCATAGGAACTCAAATGCTTTGTATAGGCTGTACATCTTATGATGACATTATAGGTTTTGCTGCCTCCCAGCCAGATTGCACAACAACAGCCATTAATTGCCATACAGTTCGGAGTGTTAGAGGTGCTTACAATGCTGAGTATGACTCGTCAGTTGTAAATATTAAAAATTGTACCGATAAAGACTCAGCAATTGTCAAAGGCGCTGGTTCTGGCTCAATCAATGTTGATAACGGGAATTTGGTGACTTAAATGTCTGAAGTACTCCAAACCCTATACGCCAGTGCCTCAAATGACGTTGCTATTCATACTTTACAGTTGGAAGCACCTTCATTTGGGGTGAGACGTATTTGCAGTGAATTTGAAAATGTCACTGCAGGTATAGAAGGCGGTGAAATGGTCTTGTATGAAGCGTGTGCTTTAGGGATTTCTTTACCGGAACGTTCGGTCAAAGGCCGTCAAGACCTACAGTTTCAACTAGATAATATCACGGGTGAATCCTTGCAGGTTGTTGAGACTGCATTTGAAGCGGGTGAAAAAATAAAGGTTACTTACCGTGTTTATGCGGCTAGTTATTTAGACGAACCAGACGAACGACCTCTTGAGATGACAGCTGTTAGCGTTAAAGCTAATGCGTTAAGAGTTAATGTTGTTGCATCGTTCAATGACTTGGTAAATGCAGCATGGCCAACTGATCGATACACACCAGATTTTGCTCCAGGCTTAAAGTACTTTAGTTAATTATGAACCATCTTAATGATTATAAAACTGTCCCATATGTTGAAGGTGGCAGAACGATGAAGGGATTAGATTGTTGGGGTTTAACACGTCTAGTTCTTCATCATATATATAACCTCCCGCTTTTTACATCTTTTGGCCATGTTCGTTCCGAGCATAAAGCAGAATTCACAGGTGCATATTCATTGTTAGCTGAAGAATTTGAGCTATGCGCTGTAAAGCCAGGTGCGGTGATATGCGGTTTTACAGGGTGCAACCTCGTGCATATGGGAGTGTGTGTTGACGTAGATGGCGAAATTCATGTTCTACATACATGTAAAAAGCATGGAGCGTCGTTTGTTAGAGTGAGTGTTTTTAAAAGGCTTTTTAGTGAGGTTAAAGTGTATGAATACGCAGGTTGATATAAATGTATATCCTAACAAGCTAGACCTTTCACTATTTGAGCCTTGCAAAGGTAATGTAGGCGAAACATTGCACCAATGGCTTGTTTCAAACGTGCCTGATTATGTTGAGTCAGATACTCCACTTTTCAGTGCTTTTATTAATAGTAGAGAAGTTAAGCCCAATGAATTTAAGGCCACAACTTTTAATCCGGGTGATGACGTAAAACTAATTGTTGAAGGTAAAGGCGCTGAAGCTATCGCATATGCAATTATTGCTGTTATTGCCGTTGGTGTAGCAATTTACGCGACTAACCAAATTCCTGATAATTACAACAGCACTACGCCAGATGGCAGCTCTATTTATGATGTTAATACTCAGGGAAATAAACCAAAGCTTATGGGAGTTATCCCAGAGAACGCTGGCCATCATAAGGTGTTTCCTGATTACTTAACTATGCCCCGCAAAGAATACATTAATAATGAGCAATGGCTTTATTTAATGTTGTGCGTAGGTAAAGGCAGTTACGAAATATTAGATGAGAATATTTTAATA